AGTCATACCAGAATATCCATTTTGTAAAGTTGTATTATTTACAAAAGCACTTAAATTAGTTGGAGTGGCAACTCTACTACTTACTTTATCAGTCCAACTAACAACATTTCCACCACTTTCACTTACACCAAACTCACTATCCCACCAATAAGTTAAATTACTTAAATCATCTGGACTAAACGCTGATGGTGTAGCACTTGGCGTCGGTGTTAAAGTCGCAGTCGGTGTTATACTCGGCGTAGGAGTTGGACTGGCGGTTTGACTTGGAGTGGGTGTTGGACTTGGTGGAACAACATAGTCATAGTCAATATAATCTCCACCTTCGGTTAAAAGGGGATTAGAAAACTCATCTAATAAATGGTATGTCTCAACTGGAGGAGTTGGTGATACATCCTCTTGATTTGGCTGAATAAAAGAGCCCGTTAAAAAAACACCTCTTTCTCTTTGATTTCCTATTTTGTTTCTGTCAACTCTTGTAACGGGTGCTACAGGTCTCCATCGTCTTCCTCCCCATGATAAACTCATATCAATAATATATTAATTTTTTTCATTTATTAAAGAATGGGGGGTATTATCCCCCCATTCAATAAATATCATTTTATAGATTAAGCATTCCAAGTAATACCACTAAAGATACTTGAAATTGTTGAAGCGTCAGCATCAATCAATGATGAAGCTGTGCTTTCCTGACCTACCATAGTCAAAGTAAATCCTACCAAGTCAGTAGCTGCCAATCCTGATTGAAGTGTACCTTCACTTACTGACAATCCATTATCCTTACCTAATAACCAGTATTTCTTATCCATAGTTTCTATTACTACATAGATGTATGGTTGAGTACTCAAACTCTCAAAGAAATTTCTATTAGTACTATCAAGTTTAGGAATTTGTAGGTTTAAGGTTGGTGCGAATGATAATGAATTTGTAGCATCATTCACCGCCAATGGCTCCTCATAAGATGATGAGCCTCTTGTGATTTCAACCTTATACATTGTACCAGTACCACTGATTGAAGTGATTTCACCGTTTACATTTGTTGCGTAATCAGTGATTGTATTTCCACTATCACCCAAGATGTGAATTGACCTTAAACCACCAATAGCACTTTTACAATCAAGTAATAGGTTTGAAGAAATATAACAATTTATAGCCATAATTTTTTTTATTTTTTAATTTTGTTTAAAACCCCCCATGTTTCAGGGGGGTTTGATTATTATTATTTATTAAGCGATGATTGCTACGAAATCCTCAATAGAGAATACCGCCGCACCAAAGGTTGCTTTAGCACCGATTTTTACAACATCATTACTCTCATCATAGAAAGCTTTCAAGTCAGTTGCTGTTTGGTCTACAGAGTTTACACCAGCCAACATATAAGAAGCAGGACCGATATACATTTTGTTGTCTGTAATACCCATTGTTGGTAAGCACAATACATTAGAAGCAGGGAATACAAATTTCCAATCCATTCCGTTTGTAGCTTCACCAGCATCAAATGAGAACAAATTCAGTTGTGACGACTTACGTGCCGCATTTAAAAGTGTTCTGTAGTTAGAGTATGACATCCAGCAAACCAAGTCATTTCTGTGTGATACATCAATCGGTATAAGAGACAAATATTCTCCTACTATATCCAAAGCATTATCACTTGTTAAACCAGATGTTGTACCTGTGATTGCTCCATTTGAAGCTGTTAATTGAGCTTTATAGCCGTTGAAACATCCACCAGATGTTTTGTTTTCATTCCACAATGCCAATTCAATTTGTTTAGCAAATTTCTGTGAAACATCAGCCAAAATCATTTCCTCGTAAGGAACACTCTCATACCAGTTTCCTCTTGATAAGCTTTCACTTAAAAACGTATCCACCAAATCTTGGGGACATAATTCCATCTTGCTTTGCTTAGCACAAGTTTCAATCGTTACTTGAGTAACGGATGTGTCTCCTGTTGAATTCCAACCACAAGAAGCGTCGGTTAATACTAATTCAGTATCCATCACAGGCACCTTAATTGTACCTTTTACATCAGGATAAATTTTTACATATTGTAATGTATTTCCAGCAAATACTTCACGCATTAATACGTCAAAACCTGTTTCTTTTGCGTATCCAGTAATAGTACTTACATCATAATCAAATTTTTGAAATTTTTTCATAGTTTTATTATTTTTTTAATTTTTAGTTTTTTAGTTTTTTCAACATATCCAATCTGTAATCAGCGAATGATTGTGAATATGTTTCTTTTTTTGTGTTTAATGGTTTTTTATCTTCGCTCTTTTTGAAAGCTTCGTAATCACTTTTTAACTCGCTAAAGTCCTGTGATTGTTTTGAAATAACATCCAATAATTTCTCAATAGAAAGTTTGATGTTATTTAATTCATCTTCAAAGTTTGTTTCCACACTTTCTTCAGCCGCTTCAACAACAACCTCTTCTGTAGATGGTTGTTCTTCCTCAACAACTGCTGGCTCACCTGCCGCACGGATTTCAACGATGATAGATGCTTCGTCTAATACTACAATAGTACCATCCTCTAATTGATGTTCTTGAGCTGCTGGTGCCAAAACCAATGTTCCATCAGCGTCAATCACATACAGAGTTTGTCCTATTTCAAAATCACTATCAAGGTTATTCGTTACTCTTGTACCATCCATTAAATTAGCTTCCGCCATTTTAACAGATGTTTTTCCAAATAACATATCCTTAATGATTTTTACAGCTTGTTCTGTAGTCATAATTTTTTTACTTGTTTTAAAATGTTTATTATATCGTGTATTATTAGCTCATCACTTTTAGGTAGAAATTGTTTTGATTGTTTAACAGCCACCTCTTTGGGGTCGCTCATTAAATAATTACCTTCAATACTCCAACCTAAAACCTTTTGCTTCTTTACATAATTATCCCAGATGTCGTCATTATCAATTCTGTAGGAAACCATCCATGTTCCAATGGGGACTTGTTCCTCTGTAAAACCTAAAGAATATGATTTATCATTCTTTGTTTCTATCAGCCAACTCTCCACCAAATAACAATCTTCCAATGGAATACCTGAATGTTCCAAATTAGCAGATTTTGTTCTACCTTCCATTAAGAATTTTTGAGACATCCTTCTAACCGTGTCTTTGTCAAAATATACATAGTATTTTTCACCAGGTAATAATCCATCTGTATATTCATCCGCTATTCTAACAATCAATTTATCAGGAATAACCGCAGGTCCTGTGATTATTCTTTTTTCATTGTCTATAGAAAATCTCTTGTTTTGTTTAACGGCTTTAAATTCCGTATTTTCCATACATGGAACATACGCCATTCCACCCCTATACTCAATCTGTTTCAACTTACCATTACATCCCAATCTGTTTGAGGTAATCTCTGCTGTTCCCAAATCCCTAAATATTGGTAATCCATAGGTGTAAGATACTGGCAACTCTAACTCATAACCCAATGAGGTATGTACCGCAGGGGGATTAAGTTGTCCTGATTGTCCTGCTGCGGGTTGTTGTATATCAGCAACATCACCAGCCCTTCTTGATGAATTAGGTATTCTTGTTTCATCATCCAAGAAAATCAGTTGAGACCATATATGATTACAATTCGCACCATTTTTCCAAACAAACTGATTAACACTTGTACCAGCGGGTCTTGGAACGAGTTTGTATGTCTGTGGGTCTACATTGAGTTGTTGTGATAAATTAAAGATGTCCTCAATTCTATAAACCAACTGAAATTCTCTAATCATTTGTTTACACAATGTTCTACTTGTTGACATTGTAGCGGGACGACCTGGACCTGGTTTGAAAATAAATCTCACCCTTCTACCTGGTGTATCCAACAGGGATGGTGCGTTGGGGTTAGATTGAATGGTGTAGAATTTATCATAAAAGTCATTTCCTTCCTTTTTAGCCAACTCTTTAAGTTTCTCCATTATCTCCAATGCCATCTCATTTGTAATGTCAATATTTTCACCAATAACCCATCCTTCATCCAAGATGTCCTCAATGGAAATAGATACATCATCAATAATACCTGTAATTCTACATTCCTCTGTATCACACGTCATTTCTTGTTCCTTCAACAATCTTTCATATTCCTCATGTGTCTCACAAGGAGCCCAACCTAATTCCATTCTGTGTGTTCCCTTACAACCCAAAATGTATGCTTCTTCCAATGCGTCAGCAATGTCAGGATATTGTTGAAATTCCATTTGTCCCAATAAACCAATTCTCATTAAAAATTCATCATAGTTGTAAACAATACCATCACGAGCAAAATCCTTGATGACATCCTTTGCCATAAGTTTTCTGTTTTCAATATCATTTACCTTATTGAGTAATTCAATAATACCTTCAACCATTTCTCTATCATCATCTTCATAGTCAAAGTTGTCAGGTTTTTGGATTTGTCTCATATCACCATCTATGTATTGTCCTACAACTCTACCTGATGATGTTTCTATCAACGCCACGGGTCTTTCTTCAGTCGCTGTGAGTGTGAAATCACTATCAGGTATATTTACCTCACCTTCAACCCTAATGTTGATTATCTGTCCTCTACCTCTGTCGTCATCACCACTCCTACCAGCATAAGTCCACGATACATAATCACCAACTGAAAAACCTTTGGCACTATCTACCATGTATCCTTTTTTCTTTTTCTTTTTTGAGTGTTTAGCCATTTCTTCTTCGGCTTGTATTGTTCTTTCCAACCACGCCATCACTCTATCATAATTTGAAGGTAAAAAACCCCATGCGGCAAGGGATGTAAATCCACACCCTGTTTCAAAGTCAGGGGAAGCATCCCAATCCTGTTTGTGTCTACTACCATAAGAGTACATTCTTTTCAAGGTTGATAAACTTGCGTTGTATCCTGGTGTAGCAAGGTCGTTTGCTCTTTTTTTACCAACGGGTGTGGTACAACTACCCCATCCATTTTCACGGGTATAATCAACAACTCTTTGGGCTGCCTCTCTAACATATTCAGGTACTTCAACAAATTTATGTTCTTGTTCTTTCCTGAAATACATGAAATCAACCTGATGAGCGGGATGCTCTACCAATCCTATTTGGAATGTTCCCAAATCATCAAATAATTCATCTTCAATTTCTAATTTTACAATTTTCATTTTCTATAAATATTAAAACTTACTCAACTGGTTTAATCTGGCATTAACCTCTTGAGATGTTGTTATGTCTCTTTCAACTACATACGCTCTTAATGGCACCGTTCTATTCACATTATTCAATGCTTCAATCAATCTACTATCATCATAAGGTGTAGATAAGATTGGGGCACCACCCGTTGATTGATTGACCTGCGACAATAATCCACGATAAAGTTGGGTGGAATTTCTTGTGATAATTGCTTCTCCACCTTCCACATTCGCACCATTGGATAATGTTATACCACCGTGTTGGTGTGATGGACCAAATAATAAACCACCACGAGCAAATGTCTGTACCTGTGCTATTTGACTTTGAATTACCGCCACTTGAGCCAAACCAATGGCTGCGGTAATACCCGCCAAGATTTGTCCCACAACAGGTCCAGCAGTCAATGCTTTGGTTATAGCATCCGCTACATTGGCAAGGGCTGATGCTTGAGTTAATCTTAATTGAGCCAGTTGTCCTTTTTTGGTTAATTCTTTTCTTTGTTGTTCGTAATCCTTTTGTATCTCAATTCTTTTTTGTGCTTGCTCTTCCTCTGTTCCTGTTAAAGAATTAAGGGCATCTTCCTCTGCTTTAGTTAATGCCTGAAGTTGTACCTCAATATATTGACGGAATACCTCAACCCCTGTCTGTGCGACTTGACTAATTTGTCTAAAGTTGTCAGCCAAGGATGCTGCCACTTCAGCGTAAGAATTTTTACTTTCTTCAGTATCCTCATCCCTTTTCTGTTTTGCGTATTCATAATACGCATCCAATAATTCCTTTTTCTGTTCGTTAGTTAATGATAGATAATCAATACCCAAATTAGCAAAATAACTTTCAACAGCAAATGCGTTTTGTTCTTGTCTTTCTTTGTCATTAAAATATCTCTCATTTAAGTCAATTCTTAACCCTTGAGTATAAGCATATTGAGCGAACGCCTCTTTGTTATTTAATACAAATGCTTGTCTTGCTTTTCCATCCAATCCAACTAATTGTTGTTGTAATTCAAGTGCGGTTGCGAAAAATCCTCTAACTTCATTTTCTGTTTTAACAATAGTTTGAGCGCCATTAACTAAATTTGTAACGGCACTTTGTGCTATTCTACGAGCATCCTCTGCTGCCACCCCACTCTCAATAAGTGAATTAGCATATCTTTCCGTTACACTCGTAACAAATAAATCTAATTGTCTTTGTGCTTCACTAAATTCAGTTGTAAATGTTCTTGGGACTGCCTCCAAATTACCACCCACTTCTTTAACTGCGGCACCTAATTTACCTTGTGCTCCCAAGAATGTGGTTAATACCTTATTAAATTGTGATACGTCAAAAAACTTAAGTAATGGGGGGTCAGTTTCTTCTAATTGTTTAGCGAATAATCTATAGTTTTCAACTACTGCTAATCCAGCATCTAATGCGTCTTGAGTGATTTTTTTATCTCTAAATAATCTATAAAATGTATCTTCCGCAGTTCTGGCAAATTGTTCTATATCTGTTTCACCACCTATTAATGCTAATGCTATTTCTCTAATATTTTTAATAAATGCCTCTCCAAATACATCAGTTGTATCAACTGCGGTTTTAAATGTTTCATCAAATTGTTTAAGAATATTTTGTGGAAATGCTTGTTGAATTTCTCCTTCTAATAATTCTATTCTTTCTCTTAATTTTTGTAGAAATTCTGGCTCTGGTGCCGTCGCATCTATAAATTCTTTTAATTTAGATAATTCCTCAACTTGTTTCTTATACGCATCTGCTAATCTTTCTTGTAATTTAGCAGCATTTTCATTTGAAGTGCTTGTTCTATCAATTCTACTCTTGTAATCACTTACTTGAGGTAAAGTTGCTCTTAATGCGTTTTCATATTGTGAAGTATAGTCATTAAGAATTTCTTGTTCTTTTCCTAAAGCTTTTGTCTTATTTTCTAAACCTGTTAAAGTATTTCTTGTAAATCTATTGATAGGGTTATTCAATGATAAAATGGTATTACCAACATTCTCCCAAAAACCAACATAATCTTCAAGGGGTTTATTACTTTCCTCAATGATTTTTTGTTGTTGTTTGATTACAAGTTGTCTTAAACTTTCTGCTTTGGTTTGAGCGATAGTTAATTCAATATTATCCTCAATCGCTTGGTTAATGATGTCAAGAGCATCTGCTCTATCCAAATCCAAACCTTCCAATTCAGGTAAGATTTTAGTCAAATCATCTAATGCCTGTTTTCTTGTCTTTTCACTTTCAGTTGTATCATTGATAATCTTTTGTAGTGTTCTCAATGGTACAATCTGTTCTTGTGCTTTCTTTTTTCCTTCAGCAAGAGTTTTATTTAATTCCTCTTGTGCCTGTGCTGCTTCATCAACATCCTGACTGAATGCGTAAGCGGCTGCCGCTGCGGCTGCTAATACGGTAATTAAAGCACCAATAGGGTTGGCTGCTACAACGGTAAAGAATGCCCTTGTCGCCACGGTTGATGCTTGGGTGGCTAATGTCTGTGCTTTTTGAGCGATGGTTGTAGCCACAATCTTAATCTGTAAGGATGCTTCAGCAATCTGTCTTGCTCCAATAGCGACGGTAATAAGTTGTTGGGCTTTTAATTGGGCTTCCGCCACATCCTCACTCTCAACACCAAATGCTGATAGGGCTGTGGTTGCCACGGCAAATGCTCCAACAATACCTTCACCTAATTTAACAAACCCCTCTGCTTTTTGTTGGGGCTCCAAACCTTCTATTTCTTTGTTGATTGTCTTTAACTGACTTTCAGCACCCTGTATGTCTCTTGCTAATTTGTTAAATGGCTCACTACCAACCTGAAGGGTTTTTAATTCCTTTTTGGCTGATTGTAAAGCAACCTCCAAATCTTCTATTGAAGCGATAGATGTATCTACTCCATTTATCTTTAATGTAATATTTAATAATCCAGCCATTTTGTTATTTAACTATAAGTATAATTTTATCTTATCAGCATTCTACTCCTTTTACAATATTTCCTGTTCCATAAACAATAGCAACACTATTTTCACACGCACAGATGTATACAAACTCACCAGGATTGATTATCAGGTTAGATGTGGATAGACAACTACCACATGGAGAATAATCAACTGACAACTGACTTTCCACACTTGTATTCGTCACCTCATAACTGAAACAAGGTCCTGAATATGCTGAAGGAGTTGGCGTGGGAGAGGGAGTGGGACTTGTATTAGGGGTGCTGGTTGGAGTTGGAGTTACGGGGGTACAATCTCCAACATAATTTATCACAACACTACCACCTGTTGATGTAATACTTGTTCCTTCACATTTACAAACATAATCTGTTTGATATGAGCCAAGAGTGTTATTATGGTATACTCCATTACAATCCGTATATTGATAATTAACCAAATATGGATTTTCATTTTCAACACTCCATTCCTCACATACACACGCAGCAGGTGTAGAAGACGGCGTCGGCGTGGGAGTGGGCGAAGGTGCTGGTGGGGTTGTACCAGGTTGAATAGAATAGTCAGGTGTTGGTAATTCAATAGAATTAAAACCACCCAATTCTTTAACCAGTACTACCTTGTTAAAATCTTTCTTAATTAAATTACCATCCTTGATTTCTTGTAATCTGTAGTTTGTATCTTTGATAAAGATTATATCGTTAAATTCCAATTCACCAATATCTT